AGTTGTACTACGTGTTGCTAACATAGATGGTACTGCATACATAACAGCAATAGCCTATAAGGTGACACCTGTTTGCAGTGCCATCGTTGATAGCAATACCGCTATCGTAACTGAATGGAGGCGTCAATGGACGTATACTATGAAGTTATAAACGGCACGATCTATGTGTGTAACAGGCATCACAATGTTAAACATCCTGTGGCTGCAAGAGTGACAGGTCTGTCTGCTGAGCAGCTGGATGAGATGTGCGCTACGATGAATGCTACATACAAGGCAGGGTTTCAAACTGCCATGAACAAGGTACGTGCTCTTGTCGATCAGATGGAGGTAAGCAGCAATGTCCAAGCTAAAAGAGATGCTAATTAGTTTCCTATCAACGGCGCTTGATGCTATCTTTTGCACACTAGGTGTGGTGTTTGGCCTGCTGTTGGTGTTCTTGTTGTTTGTTCTGCTGGTCAGCGCAATCTATATGTTCGTCGGTACGGAGTGCATCCAACTGCCGGGCAATGGCTTGCTCTGCTTGACATAGTAGCTACACTATAGCACATAGTATATACTACTGTGTGCTGTGTTGTGGCAACTGTAAGACCGCGGTGCCCGATTGCCACTCAGCTTGGGGCTGAGTATGGTTCTTAGGTGTAACGGCAGACTGACCACATAACCCAAACCAACTGAAGGAGAACTGTATGGACATTCTTTTGAGTCCTCTTATTGTCTCCTTGATTGCACTGGTTGTTGTGTTCGTAGAGCTGCTGATCCACCGCTTTTGTCGTATCAAAGTGGAGGATGAACTAGACAGCGTAGCTAAGTTTATCTATGATCAAGACGACCCTGATGTGCTTCAGGAGATTGCAATACTCACTGATGTGAGGAGACTTCTCTTACACATGGAACTCACGGAGGGCCGACAAAGATTAGGCTGAGGGTGTGGTCAGGTAGTGCTGCCTGAGCAGATCACACCCGTCAACCCGTGAGGTATCAGGCGATGTGTGCAATTCCGTGTAACAATCGCAGAGAGGTAATCCTTATGAACGATATGCCGACTATGCAAGAAGCTTTCGATGCTCTGGTATCCATTCCTGCAAGTATCGAAGTGATGTACGAAGACATGGAAGCTGTGAATCAAAAGCACATGGCGACCATGCGTACCGAAGGCAAGACCAACGCCTACTGGGATGACGTTGCAACCGTCGCCGAGAAGTATGGTCTGTCGTTTAACCATCCGAAGTTCTCGGGTGGCCTGAAGCCGGTGGAAACACGACCCACAGTCCACTGATGTGAGCTGATCCCTACAGCTACCCCTCTTGGTTGTTGGTAGCTGGTAGTATATACTATCAGCTACCCTTTACAACACACTTCCCTGTTTGTGCCAAAACCTAAGCGTCCTAATTGCACCATGTAATTCATCACAACGCAAGAAGGAGTCGCTTATGGCTACTAAAAAACAAAGCACAGATCAAATCTACGACGATAACAGTGAGGCCAGTCGTGCTCACGGGCGGCGTCCCAAGGGCAGTAAACCACCGCCCGGGCCTGCCAAGATCACCGTCGTGAAGAAAGGTAAAGGCTTCGGTCTTGGTCTTCTGGACAAGGCACAGCTGATGTATATGACAGCAACGGGTTTGCTTGGCGAGTACATGATTTATGACAGTCTCGTTGAGCCGTACCGTGCTCATGCAATGTGGGCCTTCGGTATTGCCACCATCGTGTGTGCGATCCCTTGCTTCTTTCGCAAACGGGAGTAAGTTAACATGCACATCTGGGGTTTCATAACCCTCCATCCTCTAACATTTCCTATAGCAGATCAGGTCATGTCAACAGCAGCGATGGCAGGGCGTTACTCACTGACAGTGTATGGTGCTGTGTTAAAACCATCTGTTGAGGATTTCAAGTTCCTCTTCGAGCATCTTTGATGCTTGGTTCTGACGCTTAGGTAGGTGGGATTGGTGATGTGTGTCCGCTATGGACATTGGTTGGCTTTCGCTTTATAATACCAGTGTCTATAGCAGGCACACATCGCCGATACACACAGCACATTATGTGTTGTCTTTGCCCAGCTGATAGTCTATACTATTGGCTGGGTCTTTTTAATTGGAGGTCAGTATGGACTTCAACAAGTTATACACTGATCACTATGATCAGATCGAAAGAACAGCAAAGTCTTTCCTTCGCAATGAAGAGGATGCTTCCGATGCTGCACAAGATACGTTCCTCAAGGCTTATGAATCTCTGGATTCCTATGATGGTTCTGCTTCTGTCACCACTTGGTTGACACAGATTTGCATTAACACATGCAAGGATAAGCTGAGGAAACGAAAGACAGAACGCAAACACATTGCTCCTGTAACTCCCGGCAATGAGCACCTGCTTGATAGCAGGGAAGATCACAACAGTCCTGACCTGTTGATGCAAGCTGAAGAAGATGAGGTGTCTGTCAATTCTATCTTCCTTCAGATGACTGAGCCTGTGAGGGAAGCTCTCACACTCAGATTAGTAGACGACCTGAGCTACAAAGAAATAGCTGAAAGGTTGGACATTCCAGTTAACACTGCAAAGACTCGCGTCCGTCGAGGACGAGAAAAGTTGATGCAAGTGATTAGCCCCCAATAAGGGGGCACTTTGCAGGCAAATCCCTCTCAAATCATACGTGAATCGTATGCTATTCTTGTATTCCCTCCTTTCCGTTCTGGAAAATTAATTCAAAATTATTTGAAACTTTTTGAAACTTTATTCGTATACTATAGATAGGGATAGATTGAAAGACGTAAGTCTTAAAGAGATAAAGAGAATGATAATCCCTCATTAGTATTACATATAGTATATACTATGTCCTATTTACCGAGGCTTCAGCAGCAGATAGAGTCAGCTGCTAGTATATACTACCCACCTCCGAGCCCACCTCAGCTTCGTCTGTCGTGGGCTTTTTTATTGCCTACCAAAACTTCCCCCTCCCTCATACGTATAATTAGTGTACGATAATCCCACCTTAACCCCTAAAAACAGAGTAGTATGAACTATGAGTAACATCATTGGGGACACTGGATGCCCCCGTTGTGTTGAGAATGGCAAGGATAGAACAGAGAACCACCTGATGATGTTCGAGGATGGTGGTGCCTACTGTAACAGGTGTGGTTACACAACCAACTGGAAAGAGCAAGAGATTCCTGTCAAAGAACGAAGGGAGATCACAGATGACGAACTCAGAGAACTGCTTGACGAATTTACTAGCTGCACGGTACGAGCTTTCGAGGACAGAGGTGTCTCTGAACAAACTGTGCAGCGATTTGGCTGCCGTGTTGGCGTACACCCATCCGACAGAACTAAAGTCGGAAACTATCTCCTGCCTTTCCACAGTCGCGGAGATGATGGGTCTTATGAACTCACTGGATTCAAAGTTGGAATCCCTAAAGACCAACGTAAACCAGACCTACCTAAATACTTCAACCGTGGAAGAGTGAGAGATGCAGTGCTGTTCGGAGAAGAACTGCTCCCCGACCAACCATTTAAAAAACTCTTTATCACCGAATCTCCGATGGATGCACTTGCCCTCTATGAAGCTATCAAAGAGTCGAACAAGGGTACCAAGTGGGCCACACTGGAGCCTAATGTTGTTGCTCTGCCTCACGGCACTGGCTCTGTTGTAGAGGCTTTCTCTCGTTCAGCTAAGAAGCTCAAGCTGGCAGAGGAAATCATCCTTGTATTCGACAACGACAAGGCAGGGCAAGAGGCTGTCGAGAAAGCCAAGGCTCTGATCCCTACAGTCAAGGCAGTGCAGCTCCCGATGAAAGACTGCAACGACATGCTGCTTGCAGGCAAGGGCAAAGAGTTAGCCAAGCTTGCTATGTGGGGAGCAGAGGCAGTCAAGGTTGACGGTGTTGTTGACATATCCGAGATCGAAGATGACATTGTCAAGAAGCCTGTGTGGGGTAGCCCTTGCCCTTGGCCGTCCCTCACCAAGCTGACATACGGTATCCGTAACGAGGTCATTGGCTTCGCTGGCGGTGTTGGTTGTGGTAAGACAGCCTTCCGTGACCAGATGATTGCTAACGACCTGCTCGATGACGACAACGTGGTTGGTCTATTCCCGCTGGAAGAGACAGCAGGCAGGGCAGGCAAGGCTATCATCGGTAAGATGAAGCACCTGTTGTTGCATCAGCCTGACGTTGAG